TAATGGCAGATCTTACAATGAATGGCTTACAGAAGTTAATAACAAAAGAATTAACAAGGTTGATAATTTAACAGATCAAGAAAGACAGGCTGTAAATATTATTGATGAATTTTTTAAGAAGTATGCAGACAGACTAGAAGATGTTGGGCTTCTTGGTACTGAAAAAAGTATTGATGCTAGAGTTAGACAAAACAAAATTAAGCTAGAAAGGGCTAAGGAAGATTTTGCAAACTTTGAAACAAATTCAAAAAAATGGAGAAAAGAATACAAAGAAAACTTTAATAGGATTAACGATCATTACAGAAATAAAATTATTAATCTTACTAGAGCCATAGAAGAAGATGAACTTTCTTTGGAGAACTTTCCGCGTGGAGTTATGCCAGCTAATGAAGATGTCTTTATGCCTAGATATTGGGATATAGGCAAAATTAAAAAGAACAGGGCCGAGTTAGAAAAGATTATTGCTGATTGGTACATGAGCAATCCTACTGTTTATGTAAAAGAAAATGGTAGATACGTTAAGAAAGAATTAGATGGTAGTCTTAAAGCTGCTGAAGATAGAGCTAAGAAAACTGTTGATAACATCTTAGGTATTAAAGATATAGTTGACCCAGAACAAATATCTTATGGATACGGTAAATCAAAACATTTAAGACATAGAGAATTAGATATACCTAACAGTCTTGTTCTTGAGTTTATTCATACTGATGTAATGGCTATTATGAAAGCCTACGCTCATAGAACTGGTGGTATATATCAGTTTCATAAAATGTATGGCGGTAGATCTGTTAAAGAAGTTGTTGAAGATACTGAGTTGGAAATGCTTATAGCAGGTAACTCAGCTAAAGATATTAATACATTTAAGAAAAACTTTAAGGGTGCTTATGATAGGATTGCAGGTTCACCTGTTAGAAACTTTGACAGGATAGACTTTCAAGCTGCACAGATAATGAAAGACTTAGCATACATGAATTACATGGGTGCAGCAGGTTTTTCTGCTATACCAGATTTTTCTCGTATTGTTATGGAGCATGAGCTTGGTGATATTCTAAAAGGTTTGTTAGATGTTTTTGACAAGAACACTAGAAAGTTAAATAGAGAAGAACTTGATGCAATAGCTGAAGCTATTGAGATACTTCAAGGTTCTGCCCATTTAAAATTTACAGAGAATATGACAAACAACCCAATGCAATCTTCAGCTTGGGATACTGCTAGAAGCATTTACAATGTTGCTAACCTTCTAGGTCCAGTTACACAAATTGCAAAAGAGTTAGATGGATTAATTCGTGGGCATACTCTTGTTTCTCTTTCTAAGAAATGGACAGCCAAAGAAAAAAATAATTTAATTACACAACAAGAGGCATCTTATTTAGCTAGGTACAATATTACAGAAGAGATTGCTCGAGAGATAGCAGAAGCCCCTGTTCAGCTTAGTGCAAGAGGTTTGTATATTCCTAATACATCTTCATGGTCTGGTACTATTAGATTTCCAGATCATACAGCAACAATAATTACAGGACCTACAAATAAATTTGCAAAAGATGGAAGATATGTTCCTGCATTTTACAATAAAAGTTCAAAGAAAATATTTATAGATGAAGATTATATTCGTGGTGAATATTATGAATCTAGAGTATGGGCAAAAGATTCTACAAAAGTAGAAGGTGTCAAAGGTTTGCCAGAAGGTTTTATAAAATCACCAGATGATCTAGTACAGTTTGTTAAGATGCATGAAATAATGCATAATAAAAATAGTGCTAAAAGTTTAGGTTTTGACTCTAGAACTAAACAAGGCAAAGCAGACTATGAAAATGCTATTAATAAACTAGCAATAGAAGAAATCAAAAAACATCCAAGAGTAAGCGAAGAAACTACAGAAACATTTAGATCTGCACTTCAAAGCGGAATACTCAATACTATTATGATGGGTACTCCTGCTGATAAACCATTGATTACTGATGGTGTTGTTTATGTTCCTCACAGGATAGCCAAAGCATTTGGTTATGATGAAGATGATGTTGTTACTGGTTACTCAAGAATAGAGTCAGGCATTCTTGGATTGCCATTCCAATTTTTTGCATATGCTTTTGCTGCAATGAATAAGGTAACTGGCGCTTATTCTCAGGGTCAGATTAAGAACAGAGCCGCAGGAGTAATTACTGCAATGGGTCTTGGGTATATGTCTATTGCTATTAAGAGTCAGCTTAGTGATGGTGCTGCAAGGCAATGGGATGAAATGTCATACTCAGATAGATTTGCTAGATCTTTCGATCAAAGTGGATTAGCTGCTATGTACTCAGATATACTTTATACTTCTATAAATACTAGCATGGCTCTTGGTGGCGGTAATTTCTTAGAAGGTGTTATTGAACCTAAGTTTCCTCAAGAACCTAATATGTTAGATGCGCTTACTGGTGTTATGGGCGCAGGTCCAAGCATTGCGGCTGATCTTACTATTAATCCTATAGAAGATTTTTTAAATGGAAATGCAGGAGAGGGTTTAAAAACTTTTACTCGTAATCTTCCGTTTATGAGATTGTGGCTTTGGAAGGGTGATATGAATGCAATCACTCTTGGTATGTCTAGATCTATGTAATTTGTGCGTCTTTTTTTGTGCGTTGATAGAAAATATAAACAACGCTAATTTGTGACCAAATGAGGGTTTACTATGACAATTAACATTGCAGACAATTCACCACGTATTTCTTACACAGTAGCACAAGGTCAAACACAAACAAGTTTTGCAGTACCTTTTGAATTTTTTAATAACACAGATTTAAATGTATATGTAGATGGGACACTCAAAACAATTACTTCTCACTACACTGTTTCGGGTGGCGATGGTTCTACTGGTACTGTTTCTATTTCTGTCACAGGTGGCACTGGTGGGTCTACTGTTGTTATTACCCGTGATATTCCTTTAGAAAGAACAACTGATTTTCCTGTTTCTGGTTCATTTAACATTGTGGCTCTTAACACAGAGTTAGATAGATTAGTTGCTATTGCTGCTGACCTTGAAGATCAAGCTAATCGTGCATTGCAACTTACAGATTTTGATGCTGCGGTGTCACTTGTCCTCCCAGAAGTTGACACTCGTAAAGGAAAGACGCTTGCTTTCAATGCATCAACAGGCGCAGTAGAGGCAGGTCCAAGTATTTCTGACACTCAAGCTGTTTCTGCTGCGTCCGCTGACATAGCATTACTTGCTGATATACAAGACGGTACTACAGCAACTAATGCGATTACTACTGCTGCAAGCAATAATGCTAATATTTCTACGGTTGCAGGAATATCTGGTAATGTAACAACAGTAGCAGGGGTCGCTAGTAACGTAACTACAGTTGCAGGAATAGCATCTAATGTTACTACAGTTGCAGGTGACACAACTCATATTCAAGCATTAGGTCCAGTAAGCGCAAATATAACTACGGTTGCAGGGGCTGTTAATAATGTAAATACAGTTGCTACAAACATTGCTAGTGTAAACACGGTAGCTACAAATATTACTGATGTAGTTGCTGTTGCTGCTGATCTTGCTGAAACAGTATCTGAGATAGAAACAGTAGCTAATGATCTTAATGAATCAACTTCTGAGATTGATACTGTTGCTCAGAGCATAGCTAATGTAAATGCTGTTGGTAATAATATTACTAATGTAAATACAGTAGCTTCTAACAACTCTAATATTAATGCTGTTGCTGCTGATGCGACTGATATTGGAACAGTTGCTACAAACATATCTAATGTAAATGCAGTTGGTGGTATATCATCAAATGTAACAACGGTTGCAGGTATAGCTTCTGATGTAACTGCTGTTGCAAATATCCAAAGCAATATTTCTACTATTGCTCAATCAGCCGCTACAACAAATATTAATACGGTAGCTGCCGACTTAAATGGATCAAATACTATAGGTGCTGTTGCAGGTGCAATTACAAATGTAAACAATGTTGGCGGTTCAATATCTAATGTCAATACTGTCGCTAATAATCTTTCTTCTGTAAATTCGTTTAGTAATCAGTATGTAATTAGTGCTAATGCGCCTAGCTCTCCTAATGATGGATTGCTGTGGTTTGATACGTCTACAGATACAATGAAAGTTTACAATGGTTCTAGTTTTCAAAACGCAGGATCAAGTGTAAATGGAACAACGAATAGAGTTAATTATGTCGTTGGCTCATCTTCTGGTTCTTATAATGGTTCTACTACATCTTTTCCTGCAACTTATGATGCAGGATATGTTGATGTATACCTCAATGGTGTACGTTTAGACCCTGCGGATTATACTGCTACAAATGGATCAACAGTTGTTTTAGGCAGTGCAGCAACAGCAGGTGATACATTAGGTGTCGTTGGATACGGTACATTTGCTTTATCAGATCATTACAACAAAACACAATCTGATGCTCGATATGCTCAATTATCAGGAGCAACATTTACTGGTGCAATAGATATGGGTTCAAACAATATTACCACTACTGGTAAAATATTGTATTCAAACCTTTATTCTGCAACCAGTGATCTCCCAAGTGCCTCAACTTATCATGGAATGTTTGCACACGTGCATGCTACTGGTGCAGGGTATTTTGCACATGGAGGTAATTGGCTCAAATTAGTCAATGAGGATACTAGTGGTAATGTAGTTATCTCAGGTAATCTTACAGTTTCAGGCACTACAACAACTGTAAACAGTACAACGCTCGATGTTGCAGATAAGAACATTACGATAGCTAATGGTGCGGCTGATGCGGCTTCTGCTGATGGTGCTGGGCTTACTGTAGATGGTGCTAGTGCTACGTTTACTTACGCAAATACTGGTGACAAATGGACAATGAACAAGCCATTAGATGTTACTGGTGCAATTACTTCAAGTGCTGCATTAAATGCTGCAAGTGCAAGCCTTACTGGTTCTGTTACTGCAACAAGCGCAGATATTAATGGGCCTCTTGCTATAGAAGAAGTAAAAGAAAAAGTTACTATAGATACCACAACATCAGGCACACTTACATTTAATACACAAACACAAGCTCTTATTTTTCTAAGTGCAAACCAAAGTGCAAACAGAACAATAGATTTTACAAATGTAAATGCAAATATGGCTGTTGGCGAAAGCATGACGTTTGCTGTCCTAGCTACGCAAGGTTCTACAGCTTACTATCTTAATGCTTATCAAGTAGACAGTTCATCAGTAACACCAAAATGGCAAGGTGGTTCTGCACCATCCGCAGGTAACGCATCAGGAATAGATGCTTACTCATTTACATTAATTAAAACTGCAGATGCTACATTTACAGTTTTAGCATCAGTTACACAGTACGCATAAGGAATAGGTATGCCTTTACTTTCAACATTTGGTGCAGCTTCAGCTAAAAGTTTGGGTTTTGGTGCAGCAGCTAGTGGCCCTAGTGCTTGGATTTATGAATATGGTGATAATGACGAAAAAGCTTTGTATGATGTAAACCATGTGTCGCTGTGGGTTAATAACACGTATGGCGGTGTAATGGGTTTGCATCAAGACGGTGTTGCATCAGACACAGGTAAATCAGGTAGACCAGCAATTGCTCATATTTTAAATTCAGATGGTGAAGTGCAACTTCTTAGAATATTATCTCACCAGAATTTTTCTTCAAACTTTTTGCAAGGAATTGGCGGTTGTGCATTAGGAGATGATGGTAAATTTTGGGCGCATTTATTATACAAACACGATTCTGGCACTTATGGATTTATGCCTGTCGTAGCACATTTTGATTCATCGGGTGATATTAGTTGGGCTAGGCAAATAGGTTATCCCGATATGGCTAATGGCGAAGTTCATAATATGACGTTAGATGAAGCTAATGATATTGTTCACACAGTTTCTTTTACACCCGGTTTAACTGGTAGTGTTGATACTTTAACAAGATGGAACGCAAACGGTACTATACCTTGGGAAGCAGCATTTCCAGCTTCTAACAATTATCAAACAAAATTTAACGATGTAATGTACAACACTTATAATAGTAATTATTATCTGTGCGGTCATGATACTGAGGCCGGAACTAATCCTTTTATCTCAAGATTTACAAGTAGCACGAGTGCTATAACGCAAGGAAGTCCAGCTAGTCAGTATGAATTTCAATATAATTTTGGAGTTACATTTAGATTTCATCAAATGGCACACGACAGCAATGGCAATGTATTTGTTGTAGGAACAATTTATGGCACTGGTTCCTCTAGCCAACCTAGAATAATTCAATTAACAAAATTCGATGCAACGTTAAGTGTACAAGCAAAAAAACTTATTACACCAAGTAGTACCACAAATGATTTAGAACCTAGTTTGCATATAACAGTCGATAGTGATGATAACGTTATTATTGCTGGTACGCATGATGATAGCACCTCTCCTGATAGGCTTGGATCAGCTGGTACTAATAATCAAGATGTTGTTATTATGAGTTTTTCCAATGATTTGAGCACTCGTAACTGGCACAGTGTTTTTGGATCAGAAGAACATTCTACGCATCTTGGTACTGGTTCCTCTGGTGCTACTAACGGTAGGCGATTAATGGCTGATGATAACGGAAGTTTTTATTTATGTGGTGGTAAAGGGCATCTGCACGGCAGCACACTTAAATACAGATTTTTTATTGCAAAATTACCAGCAGATGGATCTTTAATAGATAGTCTTGTTGATGGTAGCGCTGTTGGCCCTTCTAATCAGCAATATGAGTGGCGGACTGCTACAGAAACAAGGGCAGTTAGCGATTTTACTCCGACAGGAACAGATAACGGTGATCGTTTAAGTACACAAAAAATTACCTACTCACAAGACAGTAGTATTAATAGTAACTTTGCACCTGTTAATGAAACGGCAACAAACAAAACAACCTATAATATATAATAGGGAAGGATAATACATGACAAAAGCAAGAGATTTAGCGAACTTAATAGCGGCTGGTAATCCGTTGGCTGATGGTGCAATTGCAGTTGCAGAAGTAACTGGTGCAGCGCCACTTGCAAGCCCAACGTTTACTGGCACTGTAACAGGCCCTACTATCAATGCTTCTACAGCTTTACAGATAGGCGGTGTTGCTGTAACGGCTACGGCTGCTGAATTGAATATAATGGATGGTGTAACTGCCACAGCATCCGAAATAAACATTATGGACGGTGTAACGGTCAGTGCTTCTGATATAAATACAGTTACTGCTAAAGCACCTTCAGCAAGCCCAACATTTACTGGTGATGTTACATTGCCAGATAAGATTGTGCATACTGGCGATACCAATACAGCTATACGATTTCCAGCGGATGATACAGTTTCTTTCGAAACTGCTGGAAGTGAACGCTTTAGGTTTGGTTCATCAGGTCAACTTGGCATTGGCGGTGCAACCTACGGTACATCAGGACAGGTTCTTACATCGGGTGGTGCCAGTGCTGCACCTACTTGGGCAGATGCTGCATCAGGTGGCACAGCTTTTTCAGCTTTTTAAAGGAGATATAAATGGCACAAGCAATAAAAAGATATTATGGAAATACAAACGCAAATAGTGCGGTAAGTATTTATACTTGTCCTTCTAGTACAGTAGCTAAAATAATTATTAATAGTGTTACTATGGCATATGGATTCTTTGGAATACATACGTCAACATCATCTAGTATAAACTATGCTTTAATTAGAAATCATCACAATGATACTCGTAGTTTATTACGTGTAGGTGATGAGTTAGTTGATACAAATGGTTCTGATACTAATAGATTTACTTTTTATCCAACAGGGAATCACGGCTCTGCTATGACTTCTGGTATTGAAAATGTAAATTATAATGCAAATGGAAGTAACCAAGTAAACGGTGCAGGAACTGATTATAGATCAGTAGGGTATACAGCAGAGTTATATATTTCTGGGGGTCAAATATTTTATTGGTATCCAATATCAGGGGCTGGGTATAATAACGCTTGGGACATTGTAGTAATTGAAGAAGTAGGATCAGGAACATGAGTTTAAAAGGAATAGTAGTAGTAAACGAAAATAATCGTGTAACAGGTGTAAGATATGGACCATATACTTCATCAGATGCAAGTGAATCAAATGAGCATTTAATTGATATAGAGTTTTTTCCTGATAAAGACCCTATGGGCGCATTGTTTAATTCAACAGACAAGTCATTTACATATGATGATGCGTGGACAACAGAACAAGCGCGATTATATCCGAGCGAAGAATAGGTAAATGGACCCAGTATCTTGCGTTGCTTTAGCAACAGGGGCATACAAGACGCTACGTGCGGCAATTTCTACTGGGAAAGATATTCAAGAAATGTCAGGAACTTTGGCTCAATGGGGCAAAGCATTTTCTGATTTTAGTAATTTAGAAGAAAGAGAAAATAATCCACCGTTCTGGAAAAAAACATTCAAAGGATCTGATGAAGAAACAGCTTTAGAAATTTTTGCAAATAAAAAGAAAATGGAACAAATGCGGTCAGAAATAAAAGACCATATTAGTTTTCATTATGGACCTAGTGCGTGGAAAGAAGTCTTACACATTGAAGCGCAAATGCGTAAGAAAAGAAAACAGGAGTTGTATAAAAAACAGGAGAGAATAGATGCGGCTATTAATTTTACTATTGGGTTCGTTATTTTTCTGCTCAGTGGTGGTGTCTTGTTCTGCATTTTCTATTTCCTCGGCAAATGGCAAGGACGTTGGTAGTCATGTGGGCGCTATTATGGTTACAATTAGTGAGTGGAACTTTTGATCATTACCACATATCAAGTCACAGTTCTGAAGAAGCATGTAAAGAAGCATTAAAAGAAGCCAAAGTATTAGTTACAAATACAAATAATAAAGTAGTGTGTATAAAAATTGAACGTTGACAATTACAGAATGGAAGGGAAAGTACATAATCTACAATGACAAAGGTTATGTAGTAATTATAACTAGGGACAAACGAGTAGCCTACAGACACGCAAGGAAATATTATGGTAGCAATCACAGCTAATTATTTAGATGAATTAAAAATCTTACCACGCCTAGCTTTTCTATGCCAAATTATTTTGACTTGGAAAGTATGTCTTTGGTTTATGACACTTGAAGATCCAACTACACAACAGTCTGCATTTGTATCTTTAGTTACTGCTATGCTTTCTGCGTCTTTTGCGTTATGGTTAGGTAAAGAAGCAAAGACAGATAGAGGAGGATACTATGCTCCAGACACTAATAGGTCCAATAACTGAACTAGCAGGAGGTTGGTTAAATGCCAAAACCCAAGCCCAACAAGCAAACGCGAAACTCAAACTCACCGAAGCCGAAGCCAAAGCCAAGATCCTCGTCTCCAAAGAAACCTCAGTCCAAGACTGGGAAAGGATTATGGCACAAGGTTCTCAGAATTCTTGGAAGGACGAGTGGCTAGTTTTATTATTCTCAATCCCGCTGATCCTAGTATTCACAGGTGAATGGGGTCGCACAGTCGTTGCAGAGGGGTTTACAGCACTGGAACAGATGCCTGAGTGGTATCAGTATACTTTAGGTGTTATCGTAGCCAGTAGCTTTGCAGTGCGCTCTGCGACAAAGTTCTTTAAGAAAGGTTAATTATGGCATTTAAATTATCAGACAGATCAATGAGCAAACTTAGAGGTGTGCATCCTGATTTAGTTAAGGTTGTAACTACAGCTATAACTTTAACTGATGTAGACTTTGGTTGTATCTGTGGTTTGCGTACCGAAGAAGAGCAGAAAGAACTTGTAGCTAAAGGTGCAAGTAAAACCATGAACAGTTTTCATCGAAGGCAAGTTGATGGGTTCTCTCATGCTGTTGATCTTATGGCTTATGTTGGTTCCCGAGCAAGTTGGGAAGAAACTCTTTACGATAATATAGCTGATGCAATGAAGAAGGCAGGAGATCAGCATGGGGTTAGTGTAACTTGGGGTGGTGCTTGGCAAGCAGATCCAAATGTTAGATGGTTAAACATGAGGGATTGGCAAGGGACAATGGAAGAAGCATCATTAGCTTACATTGATCTTAGGCGCAGTCAGGGGAAGCGTCCTTTCTATGACGGACCTCACTTTGAGTTGACCAGATAAATTTTTTTCCCATGGGGGTTTTGATAAAGTAATTGAGCTTTTGTCTTGCACAGACATCTTGCGTTTGTAACCTTGCCATTCCTTATCTTTCTTAGTCCACATCTGGGCGTTCCTTTGGTTTAATATCAATCTGTTTTATACCTGACATAAATGGTGTTCTTCTACAGTACATCATTATTTCTTTGCCGTAGGTATCAGCCAGTATATCATAAAGTTTATCTAATGCACCATCGCCCATTGCATCGTAACATTCTTGTTGGCTTGGGAAGATAGCAGTAGTTGATACTGGTTCATCATCAACCACGTACTCAATAACGAGCAGTGTGTAAAATAATTTAAGCATTGTTTATCTTTCTTGCTTTGATTAAAATAATAAAGAGGACAGGTTTTTACTTTCTCCCTGTCCTCACGATTAAATATGATAGCCTTGTTTTCTTAGCTTAGAAACGAAAAGTGTTAATTCTTCTCTTGCTTGAAAGTGTTTTACCTGTGCGTTTTTATCTCCATCAGGTTTAAATCTTTCTTCTGACCATCTGCTTTCTTGTTGCTTTAGATACCTCAGTTCAAACTGTTGAGCAGGAGGTAGCCGTTTTTTTGTCACTGTTATATCTCCTTGCAAACTGAATGTTGTATCGCCAAGCTTCTGTTCTTAGCTGCCCCATGTCAATGTCAATCATACGAGAAGCCTCTGTAATTGTAAGATTAGCTTTGGCACAAGTTTCTATTAACCTCCTTTTCTCTTCCTTGTGCCGCTTTCTTAACTCAGGCCATGTTTCTTTAGAAAGGTATTTTGTCATTTTTCCCACCAGTGCTTTCACTTATTTCAAAAGAAATCATTTCTGCATCATCATGTTCTTTAACCCAACCTGCCATTCGCATTTTGGCTATAGTTTCTTTCATTGTGTAATCATCTAATGGTCCAGAAAAATTTGGTTTACCATTAGATGCTTCTGTATCTTCAAACATAATTGAACAGCGTTGATATACTTCAATTATATTAACTCCTTTTTGAGTTTTACCTGTAATCATTACAATTTTACGTTCATTACCTTTCAAATCCATTTTACCAGAAAGAATAAATTTTTGGTCAGGCCATGGTTGCCATGCTGCCCCTTTGTTTGTGTTATCATATTTACTCATTATTTTATTTCCTCCTAAGAGTTTATTTTTCCAACCTTTTTTTGGAGGCCAAGGAACACCCCATTGTTCAAGCTGTTCCTTAGTCCAACCGCCATTGTTGGTTTTAGCGGCTTCTATTTCTTCTTCAGTTATTTGCATGAAACCTAAACTTAGATGGTTTAGATTTTGTATCTGATTTTTCTTCATCGTTCTCTGTGTATTTATTACCATCGAACTCGCCGAGAAATACATCAGCGTTGAAACCTAAGTGTGATAATGCTTTGGTTAGCCCATCAGTCATAGCTTTCTTTGGTGCATCTTCATCTACTTTGCCATTACGCATAAGAGACTTACAGCCAGAGACAGGGCCATACACATTGCTTGGTGATCCATGCCATACACTTACATTAGCTATAATAACTGTATCATCTGGCGATAGATTGTGAATGATTGTATCTACATGATAGCCCCATCCCTCACCTACTGATCCAAACTTTTCTGTTGCTGCTTTGATCTGATAATGTGCATCAATAGCAGTAAATTTTCTTTGACCATATTGTACTGATTTAAGATATTTTTGATCAGACTTTGATACTGAATTCCATAGATCTAAACTCATGCTTTGCTCCTTACATTGATGCGAAGTGATCCACGTTTGTCTCTCTTCACAGTTAACTGGTCACAATAAACCTCGCGTTCATCATCACCGACCATTTCTTTTAAGTTTTCTTTTGCAGTCTCGAACTGCTTGTGATCCCATTGTTTGTTTATATATGTAACAACATTATCCATAAACCTATTGTCTGTACTGGCATCACGCTTGACCATTTCATCTACAGGTATTTTATCTATAGATAGATCAGGTTCATCTATACCTACTGGTTCTTCTTCACGTTCAATGTATCCCCAGAAATCTCTTATGATTGCTTTCATACCTTCAACATACTTTTCATCGTATCTTACTTTGGCATAATCCCATCTGCCATTGCCAAAGATTACAGATAAAAAACATGCAGGTGATTCAGCCAACATCATGTATAGCTGTATTTGTGGCATATATTGTGTAAGCATATCTTCCATCTTGTTGTTTTGAAATGTGTGCTTTGCTTCAATGATACTACTACCAACCATTCCATCTATTGTACCCTTGTATGGCACACCAGATATTTTGTTTTTAAATACCATTTGCCTTGAGTCTACAGTTTGCTGAGTGTTTACTTCAAACCATCTTAGGTTGAATTGTTCAGTGTAAGTACCAAGTTGTACTGCAAGTATGCTACTCAAATCTTCTGGTTCTTTTAAACCCATCTTGACTTGCCAAAGCTCATACCACTCAGCATTCATTATCTTTACGGCATCACTGCCGCCAATAAAATTCTTTCTTTCCATAACATTTGCTCCTTATATATGTATAGTTCTACTGCATCTATGCAGCAGGGTCAACATACTTATTTATATCATCCATAGTTACAACGCCACGCTCAAGCAATTGCTCACGTGATAGAGTGTCTCGAATGTAAAGATCATCTACATCCTCACCTGCTAGAATTCTTTTCTCAGCCATGCGAAATCTATCAAGGCTAAACTCTACAGACGAAGTAAGCTCTTTTACATCGTATGCTTTAACACTTTCTTGGGTTGCAGTTATAAAGGTTTTGATTGTCGGCCATGTCCGCGCTCCATGAATGGCGCGGATCTGTCCGTCAATCTTTGTTAATACACCTTTGAACATATCGTCATTGAACTGAGAGGGTATGTGTTTGTTTACATCTTCAACAATTAAAACCATTTCTTCTTTGAGTGTCTCATTGTCCATGCCAGTAGGCGGTGTATACCTACGTAATAATTGCTGTAGCCATGAACCTACAATACGAGTGCGATCATCATACTTCATTTCTTTATACTCAACCTTTCCAATGCGTACTTATCAAAGTTAATAATATCGTCGAGGCGATCAGTGTTTGATCTACCTGATATATCATCTATCTCGTCATCCCATCGTTCACCATTGAGCCATGTGGTTGGGTGCGGCACGTACTGTTTCTCTTTGTGTTCAACAGTCTCAGCAAACTTAGCTGCTGCCGTGAGTATAGTTACTGCATCTGTTTTCTTCAGTGCTCTTTCAAATGCAAGTCGAGCATGACCTTTGGCTATCTTTCTTGGATAGGTATTCCAGAAGTCATCGAAGGTAGGTGTCTCACTGACACCCCAAGTAGTATTATTATTTAGTTTAGTAATATTATTATTATTATCTTGGTGTGTCACACTGACACCCTCCTCTTTTAAACAATTGAATTGATAGATAGTTGCAGTACCTGTTTTACCTGCAACTTTGGTTAGATAATTGTGTTCGACACAATAGTTTACTGCTCGAATAACTGAGCTCCTACTTAATCCTGACAGTTTACACAGTCTTGGTATCGTAGGATATGCTATGCCATAGAGATCCGTATGGTCCGCTATGAGCAACATAATTAGTTTTGCGTGTGCATTTTCAACTTGCCACTGGACTACTTCTCGTAGTAATATCTCAGCGTACAACATGTTTATGCTTTGACATGTTTGACTCCTTATATATAGAACCCTGTCCTCTCCATGTGGCAGGGTTTTATTTTATCCTTTTGACTAATTCCTTAAAAAGATCCTCTGACAATATCACACAAACTTTTTCTTTTCCATCTTTTCTTTTATAAAATGCTAGGTCCCTACCTTCTAAGACTTTGAAAGCATTGGGAAAACTAGATGTTGTGCGATACTTAACTTCAGCTACTAGATTTCGTCCCACCAATGACGGTAAGTGAATGTCGCCTGAGTATTCTCCTCCGAGCGAACCTGAGAGTGGGACTTT